CGGTGTGGAATCCCAGAACTTTTCTTCAGAAACACCGATTGATAAGTACAACGGAAGTAGCTTACTGTGGACTACTTCAGAAAAAGTCAGCTCTTCTTCTTGTGATCCTGTGGAGTCTTCGGAAGTTCCTCCTCCGCTTTCTCCATTGCATTTATCATGCCGGATAAAAAACCGTTCTTCTCAAGCTCCTTACTTGCTTTTTCAAATAAAGTAAATCCATTATGAGGATTTTCCTCTGTGGATTCATCTTCGTAGTCGTCCAGAAGGTCACATACCTTTTCGTATGCAATTTTCTTTTCTTCTTCGGTTTCGTACCCGAATTCATCTTTGTGTTTTCTTTGTAATCCTGCCAGAATCAGTTCTGGAAGCATTTTAATCATATCTTTCGGATTGGTGATTTCTCCCATGGAAGACACCTGCGTAAGAATGTCTGACTGGGTAAGTACGCCATATCCGAATTTTACTTTGTATGTTTTATCATTTACTGAGAAACTAAACATGAATTATCCTCCCTGTTTTACATCTTATTCAGCTGCCGCTGTCGGCTCAACTTTGGTATCCAGTCCCTTATAAGTACTGATAATAAGAGAAATGGACATGGTTGCTGCTTCGTTCTGTGCAATTTCCGGCATTGGGATTTCACGACCACATTCTGCGATAACAAAGAATGCGTCGGACATATCCGGGAATGATACCTGGAACCAAGTTGCCAGTCCTGTAGTTTTTGCAGTCTTAGAATCTTCGTACAGTTTCTTGATCTGTTTAACAGATTTGTCCGGATCCATGATGAACTCAATCTCCCAAGTACCACCTGTGTCCTGTCTGCCTGCCGCATACTGAGTCAGGTAGTCTTCCAGTGCGGAAACGTCAATCTGTTCTGTTTCAAGGGAAATACCGCCAATGGAAGAAGCCTCTTCCAGTTGTGTGAATTTAGTCGGCTTTGTACCTTTTACCGTTTCAACGGCGTATGAAAATTTTACACCAAGTGTTGTTAATCGTGCCCTTACGTACTCCTTTCCGTCTTTCGACCCATGAATAATTATTCTTCTTTATTTGCTTGCTTTACGATCTGGTTCACATAGTTACTTAATCCTGCGACAAGAATCCCCTGTGTGATTGCGGTAAAAACTGCCATTGCAATTTCGCGAGAACCAGACATTGTGGAAGATGCGACCACGTAAATTCCACAAATCAGAATTCCTAAAGCACCAAGGATTGCCGGGATATATTTATCCGGGATAATTTCGGACTTTTTAATGCCCATTCCGATGAAGTACAGCACAACTGCGACAATCAGAAGTTCCGGCTTCACATAGTTCATGATCTGTTCCATGTTCGTTCACTCCTTTCCTAGAGTAATGTGCCGGTATATATCCGGCTGTATCTGCTGACAACTCGCTTGATGCTGTTATCAGCATTACTTTGTTTGACTGGCCCGTATGTTCTTCGGAAACCCATACCGACCATGGTTTCATGGCTAACTGCATCAATGTCGTATGCTTTTGAGGAACCCTTTGCTCCGGATGCATACGATTCGACTTGAAATGATGGCATTGTGGCACATTCATCCCCCTCAAGATTGCTTCTTGCTATAGGGTTGCCAAGTAAGAATAACCTTGCGTATGTCTTTTTAGTGGAGGCTATTGTCTGGCTTTCATCCATGGAATAATTCCCCTTGCCGACAACTGGCTCGATTGCCCTTGACCATCGGGAAAACACTTCTTCAATTGGGTTTTTTACAGTATCTAGCCTTTTATCACCCTACCTTTTTGCATGAAAAAAGCACCCACCATTCTGGCAGATGCTTTTATATACTATAGTATACCATTTTCCTAAGTATGTTTCAGTATGGAATTGCTATTGCCACAGCAGATGTACGGGCGTATAATTGGTACAAAATCTGTGAAAAGGAGAAATTTTAAAATGCTCAAATCTTACATAAATCCGATCAATGAAAAAGTCACTATCTACAGAAAAGAGTATCTGCTAATATGTCAGCCACCGCAAAACCCGGAAACTGGTTCCGCGTCTTTCATCGCGGAATGTGAGGGTAGAAAGGTTCTGATTGATTGCAAGATACTGGACCCCGACGACCGGGAGTGCTACGACATAGAATCACCAGACCTCATCATAGATATGGACTCTGGAAAGATTATTCATCCATGAATTACTGTGCGGA